TTGCTCAGGATAACAGGTTTAGACCCAGATACAGCCAGAAAGATGTCCAATGTCAAGATAAGTCGTTATAATGCTTGGACTTCACAAGACAAGTTTAAGGAAATCTACAGGAGTCTTGATGAATTTGTAGCTGATTGTAAAGAAGAAGCTATGTCCATGCTCAGGAGAGAGAACCAACTTGCTGCTATAATGCTAGAAGAGGAAGTAATACAAAGGCTAAGGGAGGAAGTAGCAGCAGGTGATTATGTCCTAGCAAAGACTAATCTTGGCAGGGAAGTCTATTCCAAGTTGATGAGTGATTTGGACTATCAGCCAAAGGCAGTTGGTCTTACTTGGGAAGAAAGAATAATCCAGTTATCCCAAGCACCGTTACAACTACCAACTCAAGAGGAGGTAATAGATGGCATCATCAATGAGACAGAAGGCAGCCAGACGAGTGAATATACGGAGAGCCAACCTATCAAGGAAAGTGTACCGCTCAACATATAGATTAAGAAGAAGAAGTAGATTAAAGAGTTGGTAATGGTTACTACTACATTAGGTATAGATAGGCTTCTCCTTATTGAGAAATTGATAAGGATAGACAATAAACAGGGAATTATTGTCCCTTTTAGGTTTAATAAACTCCAAAGACATTTCCATACACATAAGTCCAATAGGAACATTATCCTAAAGCATAGACAAGGTGGGTGTTGTCTCGACCCTGATACCTTAGTTCTCACAACTGATTTAAGATGGGTAAAACTGGAAAATATCCACATTGGGGATGAACTTATAGGTGTAGATGAGTTTCCTCTTGATGGGAAGGGGCAGTCCAGGCACTTCAGGAGAACTAAGGTTCTGGGAAAAGTGGGAATGGAAGCTGTAGTCTACCTTATTAAGACTGATAAAGGTAATCTTATAGCTACAGGAGAGCATAGATTTCTATGTTCAACAACAGGTGGAAAACTAAATAGTAGATGGAGAAAGATAGATGAAAGGTTAGATGCTAGAAAAGCACGCTTAAAGGTGGGGAGTAAAATAAGATTTGTAGTTGAGCCCTGGGATAGCCCCTCTTATGAAGATGGTTGGTTTGGAGGATTAGTAGATGGAGAGGGAAGTATGCCCCAAGATAGGGCTGTGCTCAAAATCTCTCAGTGTGCTGGGGATGTTATGGATAGATGTAAGAGATATTTATCTGATTATAAGCATACAAGGTATTATACTGAGTATGGTGGATATAACCATACTCCTGTTGATGCTATTGAAATTTATACTATTCCTAACCTGATGGAGTTGATTGGCAAATGCAGACCGTCAAGGTTTATAAATAGAATATCTTGGTGGGAAGGTAAAGCTCTTAATGGTAAGAAGATTGGTGTTATGTATGGTGAGGTATTAGATATTACACCTCTTGGAAAAAGAAGAGTTATAGATATTCAGACTTCTACTGGGACTTTCTTAGCTAATGGTTTTATCTCCCATAATTCTTCCTCTATCCTTGCAGATGAGTTTATTGATTGTATAACAATCCCACATTCTTCATGTGCTGTTGTATCCCATGAGACAAGAGCTACACAACGTCTTCTTGATAGGGTACAGTTCTTCTATGACATGATGGAAGAGCCTAAGCCCTTGATAGGTGCTGAAAGCAGGTCTGAAAAGACATTCCCTGGTCTTCATTCAAGTATCTACATAGGCACTGCAGGAGCTAGAGCCTTTGGTAGAGGTGATACAATAAGAAAGGCTCTCTTATCAGAGCTTGCTTGGTATGAAGATGGAGAGAAGATACTTACTGGTGTAGAAGATGCAGTACCTCTGACAGGGGAACTTATAATAGAGTGCTTTGATGACAAGACTGAAATTCTTACTGATAGAGGTTGGTTACTATTCAAGGATACAGAACTTACTGATAGAGTTCTTTCTAAGAATAAGGACACTAATATAGCATACTGGTCTCCAATATACAGAATAATAGAAAGAGAGGCTAATAAACTTATCCTTGTTCAGGGTAGGGGTTTGAACTTTGCTGTTACTCCTAATCACAATGTTTGGGCAAGAAGAGGTAGAACAATCCAGTCTTACAAAATGATTCCAGCTAAAGAACTCTTAGAGTATTCTGAATGGGAATTTGATTCAAGTGTTGAATGGCAAGGAGAGGAAGTGGGGTATTTTAGTCTTGGTGATTCCCAAATACCTATGGATTTATGGCTTAAATTTTTAGGTTTCTTCCTCTCTGAAGGATGGGTATCAAAGAATGTGGTATCTATTTACCAAGAAGGAGAATATAATCAGGAATTTAGAGAAACAACAATACAAATAGCAAACTGTCTAGGGACAGAGCTGGGTTTTAGAAAAGATATTCATACCTTTGCTATTAACAGCAAAGAGCTTTCTTCTTATCTTAGTAACTATACTAAGCCTAAAAGTTTCCCAAGAGAACTCATTAACCTAAGCAAAAGACAGCTTAAAATCTTCTTTGATGCTTATATGAAAGGTGATGGGGAAAAGAGAAGGAACAGGTGTGTTACTAAAGATAAAGAACTCAGGGATGCTATCCAAGAGATTTCTTTTAAGTTAGGTCATAGGTCTAATTATATTGTTAAGCCAGAGAGAACTGATAATAGGGGTATTCATCACTGCGAATCTTATGTAATTAGCTTCTATAAGAGTAACAGACCATCTGCAAGGCACAGCAGGAATCAGATAAGAGTTATTCCTTATTTAGGAAAAGTATATTGTGTCTCTATCCCTGAAGACCATCTTCTCCTTATAAGAAGAGAAGGTAAGCTTGTTTGGCAAGGTAACTGTACCCCAAATGGTGAGGATAATATATTCTATGATAGATGGGTAAAAGCTAGAGAGGGTAAATCCCCTTACAAACCATTCTTCTACCAATGGTGGTGGACTGAAGACTACTCTATACCATTAGGTTCAGAGATTGCTTTACTTGAGGATAGAGGTGAGCTACATTATACTTCTGATGAACAGGAACTTGTAGACAAATACCATCTTACAGAAGACCAGATAAGATGGAGGAGATGGAAGATAGCAGAGAAGGGTGGTTTATTCTGGCAAGAGTATCCAGAAGATGAGCTATCATGCTTTATTACAATAGGAGACCCTGTATTCGACCAGTACACATTAACAAGCCTTGCTAATTCAGCCTATGAAGGTGATAGGCATGAGAAGGGATGGACATTTTGGATACCACCACAAGAAGGTATGAGATATACAATAGGTGCTGATAGTTCAGCAGGTTCACCAACAGGAAGCTATAGTGCTGCTGTAATCATTGATGACCTATGGAGAATATGTGCTACTTTCCAAGCTAGACTAGAACCTCACACCTTTGCTGGTATTCTCAAAGAGATGGGAAAGTGTTATAATAATGCTCAGATAGCTGTAGAGAGGAACTTTACAGGATATGCTGTACTTAGTCATCTACAGGACTATGGTAATTTGTACCACCAGAGGGACTTTCTTACAGGTAAAGTCCTAAGCCAAGTAGGATGGTGGACTAATGGACAAACTAAGGAACTTATGATGACTAAGATGAAGGAGAAAGTTGGTCAAGTGAAGATATGGGATATGAACTTAATAAGACAATTAAGGGGGTATAGATACATTAAGCATCTACCAACAGCCCAAACCTATGATGATATGGCTATAGCCTTAATGATAGCCATAGCTGTCAGGTCTGTAGAAGGGACAGCTAGAGGCTATAGAGGTGCTGTAACAGCTTGGGATTGGTAGTTTTTACCTTATTCTATCTATATTTTTTTATATTACTTATATTATAGAATAAAGGTTAAATAAAAAAATAATGATAATGGAGGCATAAGATGGAAGAACATGAAATAAGAGCCTTGATAACGGAATCAAAGAAGTTTTGGTATCAGAGGAATGTCAAGTTCAAGAGCTGGTTTGAGTTCCTCATCCTTATAGATAATCTAGCCAAGAGGGGCTTAGAAAGCTATGTTTCCAATGAGCCACAAACCTTTTACAATATGGCGCATTATCTGCTTACTAAGGGTGAATTGACCCATTATATCCCCATAGAAAGTGAAGTAACTGTAGAATTAGACAAGAGAGCTAGAGTCCATCGTGCCTGTCAATATATGTGGGGTAAGATAGACAGACAAAGGCAGTTATGTGGTAGTCAGCCCTTTGTTGATGAACTAGGCTTCTCACTCCTTACATTAGGTTGGTATTCCATTATAGCAAGGTTCAATGAAGAGACAGGAGAACTAGAACTTCAAGTATGGAATCCTGCCGATGTGTACCCATTGTATCATAGCAATAGACTCTCATCTTGCATACATAGTTACCAGATAACAGAAAGTGAGGCTAGACTAAAGGCTGAGCTTAACTCATGGAGCTATGATGCTAAGGGTACAGCACAAGCGTTGGTTACACTTGATGATGTATTTGTTCTGGATAAAGATAATGTTCCCAACAATATCATCCTTATAGATGGTAAACCAGTGACTGGTTGGTTTAGAAGAGAAGAGATGAAGCTCCTTGTAGCTCCAGTAGCAGGTTTTCCTGATAGAGGTTCTCTATACCCTGGGAGGAAGCAATGGCAAACACTAGCTGGAAGGAGTATATTTGAAGTCAATGAGACTGTAACAAGTTCCTTCAACAAGTGGAGGACTATGGTTACACAAATACTCAGAGATAATGTCCAGCCCATAACACAGGAGTTCTCAGCAACACCACAAGCTACTCCTGAGCAACTTAGGGAAAGAGGAGCATTGTTTCACTATGCCCCTGGTGAGAAGGGATTGGAAAGACTGCCTACTCCAACCATACCCATTGAAGTACAGGCTAACCTCCTTGAGCTAAGAAGGGAGATGCAGAAGGGTAGCTTTAGTGATGCAGTCTATGGCATGGTAGAGAAACAACCAGGATATGCCATTGGTATAATGGCTACAAGTTCAGCCAATCAGATTCTCTACCCATATATGCAAGGTAAGCATTTTGTTATATCAGAGTGTGACAGGTTCTGGCTTTCTAATCTAAAGGAAAGCAACAAGACCTTTGAAGTAAAGGGTAAGTTTTTAGAGAAGCTCAAGCCAGAAGATATACCTAGTGATGTTTCCCTAGAAGTTGAGTCTAATGTGGCTACACCGAAGGATTGGCTAGAGCGTGGTACAATAGCCAATATGCTAGAGAAGCATCTAGACGATTCGACTATAATAACGGAAATACTTGGTATGTCAGACCCACAAGCTATTAAAAGAAGGAAGAGCCTTGATAGGATGCTAGAACACCCTATGTCACAAATGGTAGAGATGATAGCAGGTTATCAAGCCCATGCTGATTATTTAGAAGCAAGAGGTGATGTAAGACAAGCTGTACTCTTCAGGAAAGCAGCACAAGCATTAGAGGCACAACTTGGTATGCCTCCTCCAGGTTCTGCTAAACCAGCAGAAGCTACAGCAGCTACTGCTGCTAGGGAAGCTGGTGCTCCTGAAGAGAAAGCAAGAGTAAGACCTGAAATAAAACCACCTGAAGAAAGGAGTGGCTTTACACCTGCTGAGCTGCGTGAAAGGATAGGGAGTGGGAGGATAGGCTA